AGGTGTATGGGTTTCTGCAAAAAGTATTCCTGGCCGTGCGTTTTATTTTGAAACTTATCTACCAGATTATGCTGCAATGTTTGATAAGTTACCAATATCCGCTTTCCTCTCCTCTCCTGAGATACCAGATCCAGATATGACACTACATAATCTACAGTTTTGGAACTGTATGGACTATGGTGTCGTTGCAGTACAGAAACAATTCATCGGTTCAATGCACTATGAGGTCTATACAAGAGACTTTGGAACGCAAACAGGCACATATATTTGTACTTTAGACAATTATCATCAAGATGTAGACGCTGTAGACTACTCTACGAGTGAACAACCAGCGGAACATAAGAGTCATAACCTTTTAGAATTGGATAATGGGCAGTTTTGTCTCTATCCTAACAACAGAATGAGGATATATGACAACAGTATCACTCCTGAGACACCTAAGATTCCCGATTTTAAGGTTTCAACCGTGTATTATCAGGTTGAAAACGGTCATGATCGTGATGGATTGGGTTCAGAAGAGAATTATTTCTGGAAAACAGCGAAAGAAAGGTCTACTGATGTTGAAGTAGGTTATGGAAATACCGATTTGAACACATTTACCGTTGAAAATGAGCCAGAATTGGGATGAAATGAGTGAACATCTCATATTAGATGTCTACGATGGATATTTTGATGACTTAAATAGTCCAAATTTCCTTCGTGACATCTTTACTCGTGCTATTTTGAAGTCGGAGATGACAATATTGAACGAATATACACATAAATTCAGTCCATGTGGTGTTACATGTCTTTTTGCACTCTCTGAAAGTCATGTTTCTTGTCATACTTGGCCTGAATTTGGTCGAATGAACGCAGATTTCTTCACTTGCGGCGAAAAAGATCCAAGAATTTGTGCTAAATATATTATTAACGCTTTAGAAACAGAAAAATACCGAATTCGAGTCGTAAAAAGGTAAAAAAAGTGGTATAAATAAAAACAGGAAACTTTTTGTGTAAATAGTGGCTTCTAGGGCATTCAAAGATATCAACTTATCCTTCAAACGTCATCCTGTGACGAATGATGTAGTTGCAATTCGTGATGAAGATGCTATTAAAAGGTCTGTAAAGAACATAATTTTTACGATTCTTGGCGAAAAACCATTTGACCCGACTTTTGGATCAGTAATTAATGATTCTTTATTTGATTTAAGTACAAACTTAAGTGATATTCGTATTCAAGATGAAATTACATCATCTTTAAATCGATTTGAACCTCGAATCAGTAATATAACTGTTAAATCAACAGTTATACCCGATTCACATGAATTAAATTGCACTGTTCAATATGATATTACTGGAATTCCAGCACCCACACAAACAGTAGACGTTCTCCTTTTCCCAGCTAGAGTATAATGGCTTTCGGTCAATATGTAAATTTAGATTTTGATGAAATAAAAACGTCCATCAGAGATTATTTGAGGGCGAATACAAATTTTACTGATTATGATTTTGAAGGTTCTAACCTTTCAATCATTATCGATGCATTGGCATATAATACCTACATTACTGCGTATAATACCAATATGGCAGCGAATGAGTGTTTTCTTGACTCATCTACACTTCGAGAAAACGTTGTTGCACTCGCAAGAAATATTGGTTACGTTCCTAGATCTCGTAGATCCGCAAGAGCAAAGATATCTTTTACGGTTGATGGTCTAGTTGAGACCTCAACCATCACAATTAACGCTGGATTGATCTGTAATGGTGCTGGATCAAGTACAAATTACATTTTTTCAATTCCAGAGGATATTACAACACCTGTTGTCAATGGAGTTGCAGTATTTGACAACGTTGAGATATATGAAGGAAGCTTTGTATCTCAAACTTTTATTGTAGACACAAGTTTATTCAATCAAAGATATATTCTTGATAATTCTTTCATAGATACATCAACAATTAAAGTTAAAGTTAGTCCATCCTCAAGTTCTTCCAGTAGTGTTACTTACAAACAACTTGATAACATTGTAGGAGTTACATCAACGTCCGCATCTTATCTTTTACAAGAAATTGAGGATGAAAGATATGAATTAATTTTTGGTGACAATGTAATTGGTAAAAAACTTTCAAATAATAATTTTATTAATGTTTCATACATTGTAACTGATGGTCGTGAAGGAAATGGAGCTTCTGAATTTAGTTTTGTAGGAAATATTACAAATCAAGATGGTGCTGTTATCAATCCATCACTTATATCTCTTGTTTCAACTGATGAAAACTCTAGAGATGGTGATGATATTGAATCAATCTCTTCAATTAAGTATTATGCACCTCGTATTTACTCCTCTCAGTATCGTGCAGTCACTTCATCTGATTATGAATCAGTTTTAGGGTATATTTACCCAAACGTTGAGTCGGTAACTGCTTATGGTGGTGAAGAGATGAATCCACCTCGTTTTGGAAAAGTTTTTATTTCGGTTAAACCTCGAAATGGTGACTTTTTATCAGATGAGACAAAAAGAGAGTTAATTCAAAAATTAAAAAGTCATGCTGTTGCTGGAATTGTGCCAGAATTTGTTGATTTAAAATATTTGTACGTTGAATTACAAACAAATCCATATTACAACCCAAGTTTGAATGATGATCCAGAAAATCTTAAAACTGGTATTTCAAATGCACTAACTCAATATTCACGTTCAATTGATGTGAATAAATTTGGAGGTAGATTTAAATATAGTAAAGCTGTTTCATTAATTGATAATGTTGATTCATCCATTACATCAAATATTACACTTGTAACGATTCGTCGTAATTTAAAAGCGTCCATAGGTCGATTTGCTCAGTATGAAATTTGTTATGGTAATATGTTTCACACACAAGAAAGTTCATATAATGTTGTATCGACTGGATTTACAATTGATGGTGTTACAGGTCTTGTTTATCTTGCAGATGAGGTTATAAATCGTGAAAAAGGAAGAATATTCTTCTTTACATATACAGAGGGTGGAACTCCTGTTGTAGTGAAGAAGAATGCTGGAACAGTTGATTATATGCATGGTGAAATTCTTATAGATACTGTAAACATACTTTCAACAGTGATTGCAAATAATGTGATTGAAATTCAAGCAATTCCACATTCAAATGATATTGTTGGTCTTCGTGATTTGTATATTAAATTTGACATGTCAAATACAACTATCAATATGATTCAAGATTTGATATCATCAGGTGAGAATACATCTGGATCAAGATTTGTCCATACTCATAGTTATTATACACCGACGTTCACGAGAAAATCAAATTCACCCATATCCACTAGAGCTGCTCTTTTACCATCAACCGCAACTTCAACCGCAACTTCAACTTCAAGTGCTAGCACTTATGCAACTGTAACAGCAACTTCAACAGGTTCAAGTTCAAGTGGAACATCTTCAACACCCTCATCATCAGGTGGCGGATCTAGTTCTAGTTCTGGCGGATATTAATGATAGATACCTCAATACAAAGAGTTGAAATTAATCAGGTAATTGAAAATCAGTTACCTGAGTTTGTGCAATCTGAGAGTCCACTTTTTGTGGATTTTATGAAACAATATTATACTTCCCAAGAATATCAGGGAGGAACAATTAATATTGCTGAAAATATTGATAGATATACTAAATTACAAACATATGTTGGCGCTGCATTAACTGAATACACTGGGTTATCCACTGATACTGAATCTTTTTCATCTACAATTTTTGTAGATTCAACAAAAGGTTATCCAAGTAAATATGGACTACTAAAAATTGATGACGAAATCATCACTTACACTGGAATCGGAACGACATCATTCACTGGTTGTGTTCGTGGTTTTAGTGGAGTTGATAATATGGATCAACCCACGAGGTCAGATCTATTATCATTCAATACAACTGTAGGTGCATCTCATACTGGAGGAACAAAAGTTCATAATTTATCGAATTTGTTTATTCGTGAATTTTTTAATAAACTTAAAACAACTTATGCAAGTGGATTTGAAAATCGTAAATTTGATAGTGATCTAGATCAGGTTAAATTTATTCGACAAATAAAAGATTTTTATCGAACA